AAAAAGTAGGTTTAAAATCTATCTTTTCTTGAAACTCTTGTCCTTCATGAATACCACGAACAAATAATTTACCTTTATATTCAATTATGTTCTTATAAAAATTCATCAAGTAATCAACTGTTTATCTACTTGTACTATACCGCCTGTATTTTGTGTGTATGTCTTAGTTAATTCATCTGTAGGTTCAACACTTGTAACTACATTGTCTTGTTTAAATGTAACTTCATCACATTTGCCATAAGGAATATAAGAATGAAATCCTAGAGTTACAGGTTTACCTGGTGCCTCTTGTTGTGGAATAATTACATAAGGTTTTTCCAAAACCACATGTGTAGAAATACCATTTTCATCAAATATTTCTTCTTTAAGTTTACCGATTATATCTTCGCCTGTTGTCAAACGAAATAGCTTCACATCTGCCATAATTTACCTCACTTGTTAATAATGTATTATACTATAAAAAAACTTATTTGTCAATGCTATACGGACTAGTAACTATATATTTTCTACTAGGGTCTACCATGACATTAAGTCTATTCATAAATTCTCTATCTAATAATATATGTGTTCTGTCTTCTCTATCATCTAGAGTAAACTCTACATCTGTATATAGTGTGCCTGCAAATTGCACATCTAATTTAATTAAGTATCTGTCTTCTTCATAGTCTCTTAGGCCACCTACTTTTATTTCTTCTTTAGAAATAATATCTGATGTAATAGTTTTGTTATATAAAGACCATGTTACTTTTTTACCTTTGACTTCCATGTTCTCTGCATGTATAACATTTGTGCCACTATTACCTGTATCAAATTTTGCAACAATATCACCAAAAGGTTTTATTGTCATAACTTCTTTATACCCACATTGCGAAGGTGCCTGTACCCAATTTCTTTTATTTGTAAAATATTCTAAAATTTCTTTACTTATATTTCTACCTGTTGCCTCTTCCATACCCTCTGTGCCTGGTGATGAGTTTACCTCAATCATAAATGGTGGTTCATTCTTTCTATCTTTTGAAGGTATAAAATCTACGGCAGTCCATAAACCATTTACTGCCTTAGAGGCCTTGATACATTCTTCTATTTCTAATTCTGTTAATTTTAATTCTTCTGGTTTTGAACCTTGTGATACATTACTTCTAAAATCACCTTTGATTACAGGTCGTTTCATTGTTGCAAGAACTTTACCACCTAAAACTAATACTCTAACATCATAGTCTGTCTTAATATATTCTTGTACTAATAAATCGGCATCCTCATCTTGTTTATTAATTAACTGTACGATAGAATCTAATCCTATTTTTGATTCTATGAATAGTACACCTACACCTTTTGACCCTCGTAATGTTTTCATAATTACAGGAAAGTCTGTATCTAAATTTTCAAACGCCTTTAAGGCATTTTCTTTATCTGTTATTAGTGAAGATTTAGGTTGTCTTAAACCATAATCAGCAAGTTTGATAGATGTTCTATATTTGTCTGTGCATATTTCTATACAGTCTCTACTGTTGATACAACATACTTTATCTTTTTCAAACATAGATATAATATCCATCCAACTGTCTCTGCGAACAACTGAACCTCTAAATATCGCAATAGTATTTTTATCAATTACAAAACCTTTTTTATCATCTTTGTTGTGTAGTCTTCTAATGTTATCTTCGTTTGATGTATACCCACCTGTAAGTTTATACAGGTAATATTTCCACCCTAACTTTTTTGCCTCTTGTTGAAGTCTATCTGCCGTGTGAAAAGTTTTTGCCTGTTCAGGTTCATCTGTTATGATTACTAGTTTAGGATTTTCAACTGCCTCACTAATAAATTCATTAAAACTTGGTACTTTCATCTTCTACTTTTTTGCCTATGTTGTATTTTGCTGATAATATCCATTCATGTTTTTCTTTAAAAGGTAAAACCTTTATCTGACTTAGAGGTGCCTTGTTTTCAGATTCCTCTTTTTTAGTTATGTCAATTAAGTTCCAATCTTGTAACAATATCGCAATTGTATTTCTTCTTTGTATATCATTTTCAGATAATGTTGCTGTCTTGCCGTCTAGTGCAAATAATTCTTTGAAGTGTACAATATAATACTTACCTTGTTTGTGTAGTATATGGCATGACTGATATAGTGTTTTGTCTTTACGACTTGCAACACCTATTCTTGTTAAAGTTTCTCTTACTTTTAGAAAATCATCAGGTTGTTTAATTGTAACTTCGAGCATGTTATCTGGATTCCATTCTATTTCATCATTCATTTTCTCTTTCTCCCACCCTTATCAATAGATAGTTTTATTAATTCAATTTGCTCTTTAGTTAGTATTGATAAGGCCTCTCTTGCCTTTTCGTTGCTATAATCATAATATTCTTTGACATACTCTATATCTTTTAAAACATTTTGTTTTAGCCACTTACCACCAAATCGCTTCTTTTTTCTTATACTATTTATGAAAAAATTAAATTGAACATCTTTATCTAAGAAGTGGTAACCATTCATCTCATTTGCCTGTGCAATACAATCATAAAACATAGACAAACATTTATTGATAACAAAGGGTGGATATTTCTTTGTCCACTCTGTATCATCAGTATCTAATAGTTTTTCTTTAGAAAAATTGATAGCGTTTAAATAATCTTTTAACTCATACATTATTTAAACTTACATCCTGCCATAATCTCTGTTAAACAAGCGACCATATTAATCTCTTGGTCAGCGACAAAGGCTGCCTTGTATTGATAACCTGCGATTATTAATATTGCCTGTGGTATAGAGTTTGGCGATAACGATTTATAAAGCACATCATAGATACTTCTAAACAAGAACGCTGGTTCTTTATCTAGATTTTGCACGACCCACTTTCTCATATCGTTAAATCTTTTTTCTTTTAGTGATGATAATAATTCTTTATGACTGACTTCAGACATAGAGAACAATATACCACTATCTATTTTACCTCTTACAGAATATCTTTGTAATTCATTTATTGTCCTTCTGAAATCAGGATAATGTTTTTGAATTAATTCTGCAAGTATTTTCTTATCAAAAGGTACTTCTTCATCTTCTAATATTTTAGAACATCTTTCCATAAATGCTGTTGCTGTTTTAACTCTTTGACCATTTACGATTCTAAAGTCTACAACAGTACATCTACTATGAAGTGGTTCGATAAGTTTTGCTTTGTAATTACATGTAAATATAAATCTACAATTTGCATGAAATGTTTCTAAGAAGTTTCTTAAAGCAGGCTGAACTGAATCGGCATTTGTATAGTCTGCCTCATCTATGATTACTACTTTATGATTAGCGTCTTCAGTTAGAGATACAGTACTTGCAAAGTTTTTAATCTTTGTTCTTAATGTATCAATCTGGCGACCTTCATCTGAACCATTAATGATTATGTAATCACAACCTAATTCTTCACACAATGCACGAGCAACGGTAGTCTTACCTGTACCTGCTGTGCCTGATAATAATAGATTAGGTATTTCGCCTTGTTTTAAAAACTCACTAAAAGTTTTCTTCGTATCTTCTGGTAAGATACAATCTTTGATTTGTTTTGGGCGGTATTTCTCCACCCACAAGAAATCTTGTGCCATAATATAATCCTCAAGTTAGTTAAAATTAAAATGTTGAATCTGGTTCTAGTGCAATCCAATATTTAACTGGTCTAGTGCGATTCACAAAATGACTGATTTTCTGTGATGATATTGCAACATCATAATCATCAGTAATCATTTTAAAATTTTCTGCCTTGAAGTATCCGGTAAACACTTTATCAGATTCACAAATGTCCACAGAATAAGTGTTAGAAGATTTGTTCTTCTTATCAGTAGCAATCATTTTAATTGATGTGCCATCACCTACAACTGCAACATCAGGTAGACCTAATGTGTTAATACCTTTCATAACTTTTTCAAACATATCTTTTGTAAATGTAAAAGATACAAAAGTGTCTGGCATAGTTATTGTTTTTGTTGGTGCAACAATGACTGATTTATCAGCAAAAAAATATTTGACTTTCTGTTTGCCTTCAACGACTTCTACATGTGATTCACCTTCAAAGTTTAATGATGGTTTTGAAAACATATCAATTGTTCTCAAAAACTCTGGTAAATCATATATAGCAAATTCTTGTGGCATGTCATCAGATATCTCTGCCTCTGCTAATATATTTTTCATTGTTGATATTGTTGTTAAAGTTTTACCACTTTTAACGAGTATGTTTTGATTAATGTCGGAAAAGTTTTTTAAGACATTAATTGTATCACTTGATATTTGCATAATATAAACCTCAATTGTTAATAATGTGTTAATTATATACCAACCAGCACTAAATGTCAATGCTGGTTGGCATTTAGTGTTTACTTAATTTTGATTACTCTTGGTTTCTTATCTTCGGGTACAACTCTTTCAAGCTCTACTCTAAGAAGGCCATCTTTTAATGTAGCGTCATTGACAACCACATCTTCTGCTAATGTAAACACTCTTTTAAATGCTCTCTTAGCAATGCCTTTATGAACCACAGTATCCTTCGGTTTATCTTTGCCAGGTAAATCAGATGATTTAATTGTTAAAGTTTTATCTTCAACGATTACCTCAACTTCTGACTTAGAATAACCAGCCAATGCAACTTCAACACAATGTGTATAATCACCTGTCTTGACTATGTTGTATGGTGGATAGTTTGGTTGTTGATGTTCTAATAGTGTTTCAAAATGTTTGAATATATCATCATAACCAATAGTATATGGATGTAACGAACTAAATGGATAGCTAGTCATAGTTTCCTCCTTTGTTAAGCAAGTTTTATAGAAGTCCCATTATGGCAACTTCTACTATTATTTATAATGGATTATATCTTAAAAATCAAAAAATGTCAAGCTTAATCCTAACCCAAAGATTGTAGAATAGATATACATGTTGGTAGTGATGTCTGAATTTTTAGTTATAAATCCAAAGTCATGTGCGAATGTTATGACAACTAGAAATAAAATCCATGCCATAACAGCCCATGCAACTATTTTTATTAAAATTTCCACTTAGTTTTAATCTCAATCTTGTGTGAGTTTGATGAATTAGGTAATTCAACTCCTTCCCATTTGCCTTTCCAAGTAAATGAATCTGTAATTTTTTTCTTAAATCCAAATTCATATGATGACCCAGCGTCTCCGTCAAATATATTTGAACCATGAGGTACACTTTCTGCGACACCAACTTCACCATATAATTTTAGGCCACTCTCTGTTTTCCAAGAATTGCCGAATCTAATATGATTAATTGTTTTATCGTAATTTGTGTCCTTCATTTTAAATTCATGTTTAGACATGAGATAGGGACCTGAAATTGCAAGATTGCTGATTAATAAAAGTGGTATAATTAAAAGTTTTTTCATATTAATACTTATAAAAAAAGGTCTAACATTTATGTTAAACCTTTGTTAAATTTTTGTGTCGGTTTTATCTTCTCATCTTTGATAAATCTTTTGCATGTTCTTCATCAAAAATAGGTACAAGATTTGACTTGTGTAATATGCCGATACCGATAAGTTTTCTTTCGCCATCATATACTTTAGGTTCTTTCTTCGCACATACATGAGGTTCTACTTTAGTTTCTGTTCTAACTTCTGATACTCTATTATGTGGCATAGGTTCGCCTTGATATACGCCTCTATCTTTCTTCTTGTGTTTAAGTTTGCCGAATCTGAATTTTAGATATGTGTCAAAATCCATCACCATGAGAGGTGCTAGATGTGGGTCTTTCTTGTATTTCTTATTATGAAGTCTATGCTCTTCTTTTAATTCGAGCATTCTGGTCTTCGTAATTTTGACTTTTGCTTTCTTGGTATTCAGACTAGTCATGCCTGGAACCAAATGCATACTTTTTGGCATAATTATTTTACTGTTTTATATAAGAACTATCTTCATGAAATTTAGTGTAGTTTCTTCCTTTCATCAAAGCATACATGAATGTCAATCCCTGTATTTCATTTAATTTATTTTCAACTTTTGTTTCTTCTAAAGCTGTCATCATAGATTCTGTTAATTTATTTGCAATTTTCATAGTTTACTCCATAGTGTTAGTGTATACATGGATTATAGGATACCTTGGGATGTTTGTCAAGCTATTTTTTACTTTTTTAATGCACTATTTTAGTGCATATTAATCACAATAACCATCATCTTCTTGATGTCTGAGACCAATGTATAATCCACGCTTAGGTTTGTCTTCTTGTTGAGATTCATTCTCATTTAGGGGTTGTCTGACTATATCTTCCTCTACACATTCTTCCCCATATTGACATTCTAAAACATGACATGGTTTATCTGAAACATTTTTTGCATGGTGCCAATATTCTTTCGGTATTAGAAATGCTGGCCCATGTTCTTTTTGAACAATACCATTCATGACAACTTCACCTTTCATAACATACCACAATTCATTTCTTTTGTTATGATATTGTTTTGATAATTCTTTACCTGGTTCTATTACTAATTCTTTTACTTTTATTTCTTTACCTATCTCATGTATTACTCTGTAATATCCCCAAGGTCTTTCTGTTCTTGCATTTTTATAATCTTCTAAAATCCAACTTGAAGAATTTTTTTTGTTTTCACCACCTACACCAAACTCAAAGGACACCCATTCATCATCTTTAAATCTATCTTGTTCTGGCACATTATCGGTTGTTCTATCACCACCATTACAAAAAATTATCGGTGTATGAAATGAATTATTAAATGGGTCTTTATATAAGTGTTTTACCATTTCTATTGCATGACAAGCTGTGTTATCTTCATCATCAAATGATATAACTTTATCTACTACTAATAACTCATTTAAAATTGCCTCTCTTTCTTCAAAAGGCATAAATGGTCTACCTTTTTTTCTTGTTAACCATTCATCAGAGTTTAGACCTACAATTAAATAATCTGCAAATTCAGCTGCAGCTTTTAAATATTGAATATGACCTGAATGTATTGGGTCAAAACCACCGGTTACTAATGCAACACTTTTTGGTTGATGTTTAAATCTTTTGTCTTTTACTTTCATTTTCAAACCATTTCTTAAATTTTTTATCTGCAAACCATAACTTTTTTACACTCATGGGTACGATACTCATATGTATAAAAGTTTTAATTATTTCATAATCTTTTTTCTTTATCATTTTTGAAATATAAATGTAGGTTCAAATTTTCTACCTGCAATATCAGGTCTAGTAAACTCACCCATGTATTGTTGTTTCTGTTTGACTTCTGTTGTGCCATCTAATGAGCCTTGTTCTTGTTTACCTTGTTGTGTTGATAAAGATAACCACCAAGTGTCTGTATGTTTAAAACCAGATTCAATTGCAAGTTTAACTGTGTCTTCTTCAAATGTTTTATACTGTTTAGTATTTGCAACATTCAATGCAAGAAACTTGCCTGTCTTTAATCCTTTGTGTGCATTTTCAATTGTCTTTCTTAAAAAGTTTTCTTTCCATGATTCAGATGTATCAAACTTTATACTTGACTGTTCTGGTTCATCACCATATGCTTCCCAACCAAAGTAAGGTGGACTTGTAAATACAAAATCTAAACTTTCATCTTCAGGTATATAAGTCTCACTACCTTGTCTAAGTAATGTGTATTGTTTATCGCAACGACCATAGTCATACATAATTTTTTCTAATCCTTCATAAGTAGGTATACATGGGTCTGTGCCTATGTAATTGACACCTGCTAAAATGGCACCTAATAATCTACCACCATAACCCATACTAGGATCCCAAACTACTCCTGCTGTTGTGCCTTCAAGAGGACTATCTACATCACAAAAAATATTATACATGGCGGCTGCAGCTGTAGGTCTAAAGTTAGATACCATCTGTGTGCCAGAATATCTTCTTAACATTGACCTCATGTCTGAATCAGATACTTCATAATGTTCTCTTTTTGTAAAGAATGTGCCTGATAATATTTTATTAATACCTTTCTTTAGATGTTCTTCATCTTCCCATATTTCCATAGGTGTTCTCATTTTGCCACACTTAATACCCCAAGCATGTTCCATGTAAGACCATGCAAGTGATAAACCATTTGGGTTTTGTTTGATAATCTTTTGTCTTCTGTCTATAATAGATTCTAATTTTGTGTTCATTAAAACACTAAATTTTTCATCACGCCACTTTTTATCAGTATTGTAGTATGGAAAACCTTTTTCTTTAAATCTATTATAAACATCTATAATGTCTTCATTGTTTGCCATTTGTTTACCCATTTATTGTTCTCAGTAATATATTTTCGTATGATTCGTATATTTCTTCTTTAGACATGAGGTTCTTTTTGTATGTCTCATGTATCTCATTATACTTTTCTTCATAATTAATAGTGCCTATCTTATCATAAAAATCTTCTAATGTCAATACTCGTTGCCACTCATCTTTAACTAATATTCCTGTTACATCATAAGTATCTTTCCATGCCATCGGTATAATACCACATGCAAGTGCCTCATGATATCTTGATGTTGTTGCTGTATTATCAATCCAATTAAAACATAATGTATACTTTGCATTTGTTAGATATGGTAACAGATTATACATTGTATCTATTTTCATATCTCTCTTAACTGTTGCATATCTACCAATGTAAAAAGGTTTTATTTTATTATCTTTTTGTATCTGTCTCAATACTAAATGTCTTTCATCGCCTGATAATTCATTATTAGAGTTTCTTCTTTTATCAGTACCCCAATAAATAAAATCATATTTTCTAGGCTCTGGAAAAAGAGATGTAGGTATGTTGTCTTTTATAAAATGATATTTTAACTGATGTATATTACCAGGTATATCGCACTCATCTATTAATGATATATTTTTTACTTCACCTTTAAATACTTTTTCTCTATATAAATCTATTGTATCGCCTCTATCTGATGATAGTATAACAACATGTTTATCTCTTAGTAAAGGAACTAATTGTTCTATTGCATTGTTTGACTTTTCTAAATTCTTTGGGTCTATATAATTTTTTATATGATAATGAAATTCATTTTCACTAGGTATAATGACAACATCACTATCAGGTATATCATCTAACTTTCTTCTGTTTGCTTTGTTAAAACCAAAATTGTAATATCCGTATTGATGTTTAGGATTTCTTTCTATAAACATTTTATGTAATTCACAAAATGAATCTATAATGTTTCTCAAAGGACCTTTATAGTTTACACCACTTCTTAATCTCGCATATGATATTTTCATTTTAACTTCTTCCAGATATCTCCTCTAAACATGCAAAATGCTGTATGTTTTTCTTTACCATATTCATAAACAAATTGTGTACCTAAAATTAAAATTACTTTACCTTCTCTAGTTTTATTTAAGTGAGGTAAAGTATGTTCTATTCTATCTCCTACTTCAACAGTTTTCATTTACCAACATTCCAAAATAAAGAACCTGGTTTTGCCTTTTCTCTCATAATCTTCCATGCCTTAGCGTCATATGTTGGTACACTAGGAAAAGGTGGCATGTCTTCTTCTTTTACTTCTTGTGTAAACTTTAAATGCGACCTATGTAATATTGCACGACCCACTTCATGTTGTGCCATAGTATGACCTACAGAAACTACATGCACATCTTTATCAGGAAACGCCATTTGCAATCCTCTTGTTAATGTGCCACTAGAACCTACTGACCATACTTCACTTATATTAATATTATAATCTGTCTCTATTGTTTTTGCTAAATCTCTTATATCTTCTCTAACTCTATTATCATCTAAACCTAATTGTAGTAATCTTCTATTTACAGGGTCTTCATTGTAATAATCTAATGCTCTTTTCTTTGTAACTTGCAACATACCATTTGGCACCCAACGAATATCAGCACCATATTCTAATGCTTTCTTTTGATACTCATGTAAGTTTTCCATATTTCTTTTTGCCATAAAGAATGTTGCCTTAGCGCCATATGCTTTTGCTTGTAATGTAATTGACATCTGAGCATATCCGTTTGCCGGACACCCACCATAAACAAACTCATTCGCACCCTCAGACATTTCCTCACGAATGAGCCTGTCAGCAAATCTTCTTTTAGAACCACCCTCTAATAGGTCATCACGAACAACATAAAATCCTTCGTGTTCTTCTATAACTAATTTTGGAAAGTCATATGATTTCATAATCTAAAAATATAATTTAACTACTATTGCTAACACACATGCTAATATTATTAATTCTACCACACTTACCTCTGGTCGTAAATACTTTGTTCGTATATGAAACCATAATGTAAGTTTCTGATACCAGTCTGGTTTATAATGCATAACTATTACAAATAATAAAATTAAAAATAATAATATATTAAGTATTATCATTTACACCTCCTCTAATTTTGTAAAGTTATGTTCTTTGTCAAACTTAATTATGTTTGTAAATTTATCAAATAGAATATCACCCTTGTGTGATATGATAAAGACATTTTCATTTGTCATGGTTCCTAGTATTTTAAAAAAGTCTTCTGTGCCTTGTCCGTCTAGACTACTATCAAATATTTCATCTAATATTAGTAGATTTGTATTAGCACTATTTTTCATCTTTGCAATAGCACGCCAAGTAAAGACTAATGCTAAATCTATTCTCATTTTTTCACCTTCACTAAA